AGGACTTCTTCCACTTGTGTAACTACATTATCTTCTTCGGCGGCTTCGACAATCTCTCTTCCAATTTGAATTGGAGAGGTTACTTTAAGCGTGCACCCCTCGCAGGCTGATGGATTAAGCGTTTTGAAGGTTGCACAGGTGTACGGCCCCTTAGTCTCATTAGCCTTTTTAATAGTCCGATTTGCTGAGTATTCAGGGTGTTGTTCTGAGATTTTATGGATACCCACGCTTCCATCCACGCAGGCGTTTGCGATGGATAAAGCGGCTCTCCATAGAGGTTCTTCGAGTACGTCTTGATTCCTAAATGCGTTGGCAATCTGCTCACAGCCTTCTCCATTGACTGATTTGATAAGGATTGTTTTGAATTTGGATTGGTAGTTACCCATCAACGCCAAGGTCATTGGATCCATCTGACGTGTAAAAGGCTTCTTACCCGGAATGTCGAGGAGGTCTATTACAGGTAACTTCTCAGAGAATGCGCCAAGACTAACCCGCTTACCTGCTTTTAATACTTTGGTTGGCAGAGGGTTGTTCGGGTCTTTGAAGTTCAGCGTCTCCGGTATGCGTAGGATGCGTGCCACGTCTGCCGTAACTGCGGGGTCAGCCTCAAACTTGTGCTCTTGGCACAGTGCCTTAAACCGCTCGGCTATGGGCTTCCATTCCTCCCGTGATATAGGTTGTTCTAGTACCCAGTATGCGTGCAGGCCGCGCCCCGAATTAACAACTACAGTTGGCTTGGTAAAGTTGGTGCTTGCCAAAAACTTTTGTAATGCTTCGATACCTTCCGTCTGATCGGCATAGGCTTTGTTTGCCCCGCAATCTATATCTATAAAGAACGAGTTAAGTTCTTTTGCATTGGCGACTGTACGCCCTTCGTCTGATTGGAAATTTGCTAAAGCAAAGTAAGCATCGTAGCCTTTGTGCACCATCGCATCTGCGTAGTCGCTTACTTCATCAATAGACTCTACAAAGACCTGCTTTGGTTTCTTGTCTGTACCTAAACCCACTACACAGTATTGTCCTGTCGGGGGTAAGACGAGAGATAGAAATTCTGTTTTTGAGACCATAGCCGCCATCAATCAATGCGCCGTCGTTAAAATAAGGTAGGCAGGGATAGGACGGCGGACTACCCTTTTCGGGTGCCCCCTAGCCTCCTTAAACCGTTTACGTATTCAATTTTGTAAGCAACTTCTCAACTACTTCTTTGTGCTTATTGACTACGTTTGTTTTACCTTTAAACCAATGGTAAACCGTCATACGTGTAACTTTTAAAAACTCAGCCACATCTACAACCGGAATGTCGTTCTTAATGCAGATCTGCCCAAGTTGTACTCCTAACTTAGTTTGGTCTGCTTCATTCACGGCTTTGATGAACTTGGTGGTGTATCCACGTGACATAGCAACCCCCCGTTAGTCGTCCCACTCTTCAAGAATCTTGTTGAGATCTTTCTTCGGTGCAGGGGCTTCTTCCTTCTTGCTTGCACGTTTGGTAGGCTCTTCTACGGCTTCGGGTGCCACTTGTGGTGTTTCCTCTTTTGCTGTTACCTGAGCGGGAACTTCTGAGTCTACACCATCAACCTGAGCAACCGTCATGGTAATTGCCTTAATTGCGTCTCCGGTTTTACCCTTACCCAAAGCGGTATTGAACTCGTTAGTCTCCAAGAACCGTACTGGTTTGAAAGTCAATTTTGGAGTGGCACTGTTAGTGTCAAAGCGCATCTCGGTAACAACAGACGTGATGGGTACGCCCTTACTTCCAATCATCTTGGCGTATGTTTGTAAAGGCCATTTCCCCGGCTCACCTTCGCCAAAGATTGACTGGCTTGGTAGGGTAAGTTGGTATACGTCGCCATTAATATCGTTCTCAAGCACAACTGCTAGACGCTGAGAGAAACGGCACGCACGGCTGTCACCCTGACCGGAACCCTTGATGTTCTGAGGGCAGTCTTTACAGGTCTTAGCCTGTGGTGCTTTTGCTTTTGCATCGGGTACTTCGCCATCGGCAGACCAACAATCAGGTGCAGAGGCTACACCTTTCTTGTATACACCTGCATAGAATGTACGAGATACTTTTGGTGCGGCGGCAACGATAACTACATTCATCACACGCTCTTCGTTACGTGCAATTTCTTTACCGTTAACCATCATGCGCCATACGCCACCCTCGATGGAGATACGCTTGGCACCACCGCCGCCACCCATAAGGGCTTTGGTCGTCTCATCTATCTCAACTTCGCGCAAGTGCGCAGGTAGATTTTGGTTCAATAATGCTAAGTCACTCATTTGGTAAATCTCCTTTTAAAAATTTATAAACAACATTAGACGCACCTATTAAATCCTGTAGGTCAGAGTTACTTCTTTTGTAAAAATCTACAACTATACGCATCGCCTCCAACCGTAATTTAATCTCTTGCTCTTCGCTCACGTTTTTCTCCTGATAGAGATTGTGTATTTGCTATCCACATTTAGCCCCGGTGGAAGCAAATCGGGGTTTTCTTCAAGGAACGTAGCCATATTGGTCTGCGCAATGCGCTTCTCTAACAACTCCGGCATTTGACGTTCCAATAGAAACTTGTGAAACGAGTGCCAATCGTTTGTCCAAAACCTTTTTGAGACACGGCGACTTACCGTACCAAACTCGGTCTTGAATCCGTCAGCACCCATTGTTTTGCAGACATCGAGAAGTTTCTCGCTAATCATTTCTTGCGATTCTTCTAACTCTTTGTCTTGCGCTTCGTATTCATCCGTGAGTTGCTTGCGCCTATCGCGGATTTTGATGTACGCCTTGACCAACTTATCGGCAGACACATTGTCCATTTTCACTCTCCATATAGTTATGTTTGATAATACTAATCACAATCTTTTACTCTGTCAAGCCTCTTCCAAAATATTTTTATAAAGGTCTACCACTCTAGTATGAATATCGACTTTCGCTTCGAGCATTGCATACATTCTTTTCTCAACGTGAGATCCCTGAAGATGTACTACGGTGCAAGGATTACGCTGACCAGCGCGGTGGACACGTGCGTTCGCCTGTAAATAAGTTTCTACAGACATGACGGGCGACCAATACACCACCACGTTTGCGGCGTGCAAAGTAACTCCATGAGATGCCGCTTGCGGTTGAATCACAAGTACCTTGGGATTGGGTTCTGTTTGAAATTGGTTAAAGATTTCCGTGCGCCTGTTGACTGGCACAGCACCGTTGATAATTTCTGAGGTGTACCCGTCCCTGATAAGTTCTTCGTGTACGATCTGAATGGCATGACGGTACGGCACGAATACAATCACCTTGTGTGATGCCTCGTCTATAACTTCTTTTAGGGCGGTTAGTCGGTTGGATGCATCAAAGGCTATGACTTCTCCACTATCCGAATAGACCGCGCCTCCTGACAGTTGTAGTAATTTGTTAAGGTTTGCTGCCGCATTTACCGTAGTAATTTCCTCGCCTGCCGCTGTCGCTACCATATGTTTACGGATGGTTTCGTAGTACTTTTCTTGCTGTGCGGTAAGGGGCACTTTGCGGGTTACGTAGGTCATGTCCGGTAGATCAAGGCATTCCCCCTTCGTAAACCTAATTGCGGGTTGTAAGACTTGATGGATGATGTCCTCTGCGCGGGGGCGAGGAACCCACTTAAATTGCGTTATCTTTTGCATCACCTGATCTTTAAACGAACCAAAGAATCGAGGCACGCCTGATGGGTTGACTATCTTTGCAAGCCCATACGCATCGGTAGGTGCTTGAGCCGCAGGGGTTCCTGTCAGCATCCATACCCACGTGTTAGGTTTGATGATTGAATTTAGTGTTTTCCAACGCTTGGTTGATACCGTCTTATACGCATTTGCTTCGTCAACTACAATCAAATCAAAATCACTTTCGTTGACTGCATCCTTGACAATCTCAAGACCATCAAAGTTACATATCACAAACTCAGCGTTAGACTTCACCGCTTTGATTCGTTTGTCTCGTGAGTAACTGTGTGCGACCTGCACCGTGCGATGCATAGCGAATCTGAATAAATCATTGACCCACGCAGACTCCATGATTGACAACGGGCATAGCACTAGCACACGCTTGATCATCCCCAACTTCATCAGATAGTCAGCCGCCCATATCACGCTACCCGTCTTGCCTGTACCCTGCTCGTTAAAACAGAACGCACGGCGATGCAACGTGAGAAACTCTGAAGTAGTTTTTTGATGGTCAAATGGTTTGTATAGACCGGGCCAATCGTAATGCGCAACGATGGGTGAGGGCACGTTCCGAATACGTAAGTTCTTTAACACTTGCGCTTCTTCAAGCCCCCACTTCACTGCTACTTCACCACTATCAAGCACACGGCTTTTTGGTATCACCGTGGTAATTCTGTTTGGTTCTTTTACTTTTAACAGCAGAACCTTATTATTTAATATCTGCAATTCACTCTCCACAAAGACGCCGATAGGCCGAAAGTGATGTTTTCACTCTCCGCCCGAAAAACTACGACTACTGTAAAACTGATTCTACTACTTCTTACGTTCTTTTTTGCTTGTTTCTGATACGAGTTTACCCTGAGAATTACGCTTGAACGAACGATTCTTTGCAGGGGTAGTTACATAAACCCCGTGCTTGTTTGAACCGCCGTTGCTTAACGCTTTCTTATGGGCTACATCCTTACCTTCACGAGCGTCGGCTTTACCGTTCCCGTTAGCATCTTTACCGTCTTTATCTAATTTACGGCGGGCACGTTGCCGTTCCATACGATTATCGTGCTCACCCCGAGCCTTCTGCATCTGATACTCATGCTTGTAGGGGCGTGGCGATTTAGTGTACGGCATCAGTGATTCTTTCCATTGTGTATGCAGTTCACCACCGCACAATACTGTCTGCAAGAGAAGTTAGGCTTGGGATTCCAAACCCCGTTCTCGTAGGCGGCTTCCAACTGCTTGGTCTCGTTCAGCCATTTTACCCACGGTTCGGCCTGTTGGCTACCCTCGTAGTTAACCTTAACAAAGTCATTGGCTACGAGAAACAGCAGTCCAGCCTTAATAAGTTTGATTTCAGGGCGATGCTTGAACAGCGCCAAGGATAGGATCTCCAACTGCTTGGTATCGGCGTAGCGGGACGATTTACCCGTCTTGTAGTCCACCATATAGGCTTTATTATCTTTTATGATTACTAGATCCGCTACCCCTCTCCACCAAACATCTTTAGAGAAGAAGTCACATGGCTCCAGATCCCGAGTCAATCCCATGCGGTATTCGCATAAAAACTCCCCACCTTCACCTAATGTCTTTAATAGATCGAGAGATCCTTTAATAAACTCAAACTGAGGGGGTAGGGGCGTACCCTTCCCAATATAAAACTCAGCCGCCTCGTGCAACTGTGTGCCGTATAGCAGGGCATCGGTTTCAGGCTCTTTGTGATCCTTTACTACCCGTAAGTGATAGTACTTTTTAGGGCATTGTTGGAACAAAGATAAGGACGAGTACGACCAAGTGTATGGTTTCATTCGAGTATGTGACTGTTAATAGCCGCCTTCATCATGCGTAGTTCTACTATAACAAACTCTACCCTCAGTGCCGCTTCTTCAAACTTCTTTTTATTAATCAATTCAACGACTTCCTTAAGATGTTTCTTTGCCTCAAGTTCATGACAAGCATAATCAAGTTTCACCAT